GCAAATGTTTAGGAGCGAATGTACTGCGTGGACCTGATCAGATTCCCTGGGACGGAAAACTAAATTATGATTGGCAACTTTGGATCGACTCGGATATTGTCTTCAATACTGAGAAGTTCTGGCAATTAATTCTCATGGACAAAGAAATTGCCGCAGGATGGTATGCCACAGAAGATGGTCACACCACATCAGTTGCACATTGGTTGGATGAAGATGACTTCCGTGGAAATGGTGGAGTCATGAATCACGAAACAGTAGAAAGTATCTCAAAGCGCCGCAAACCATTTACCGTTGACTATACTGGATTTGGATGGGTTTTAATTAAAAATGGAGTCTTTGAGCACCCAGAACTAAAATATCCATGGTTTGCCCCAAAGATGCAAGTTTTTGAATCAGGACAAGTTCAGGACATGTGTGGTGAAGATGTATCATTCTGTTTGGATGCAAAAGAAGCAGGATTTGAAATTTGGTGCGATCCTCGTATTAGAGTGGGTCATGAGAAGTCTCGGGTAATTTGAGATTTATGAGTACATACAATATTCTTTGCAAAGGAAGGAAAATTTATTCTAGTCTTACGGAAGAAGAATATTTCAATATTATGGAGGATCTGTCTTTAGAATTCTATCAGACTGGTTCTCCAAGACCAGAAGAACTTGAAACCGAAATTATAGGAGAAAACTGAAATGGCAATTAAAAAATCATCAAGTGGTAAGCAGGTTATTGAATCTCGTCCCAAGAACACACGACAGGGTTCTGGTTCTAATACCAAATATGCAGCAACTTCTCGTAATGGTGCTCGTAAAAAGTACAGGGGTCAGGGTAAGGGATAATGTATCACCTAGATGGTAGTGATGAATGGAATCAAATACATCCATCAGACCTCTGGGTTTATAATAAACTATTCTTAAGTCGGCGTTTAGGGTATACATGTGGTCCAGTTGGGACTACAGTACCTAAACCCGACTTTTATATTGTTCGACCATCTTTCAATCTGCTAGGAATGGGCCGTTTTGCTCGCTTCGAATGGATTGAAAATTATACGGATTATATACATCCATCAGAATTTTGGTGTGAAATTTTTAGAGGAGAACATATAAGTGTTGATTTTAAAAATAAAAAATCGGAACTTGTTGTTTCCGGAACAAAAAATGATGAGGATCCTCTCTATAAATGGAAAAAATGGCAAAAAATTGACAAAAATATCAATTTTCCACTAATTTTAGAGAATCTTGTTGGGGATTATGAATGGATAAATTGTGAATTTATAGGTGAAAAACTGATTGAAGTTCATTTTCGCCAAAATCCAGACTTTAGATTTAATAATTCGGTGGCAATACCCGTATGGGATAATGAAAAAGTTGAAAATATGGAGTTTGTAGAAGACTCTGATTATTATCGGAAGGGATTTTATATAAAATAAATATACCTTTAGAGTGGTATTGACAAATTGAACAAGTTTTCTATGGGAAATCATCTCCTGTTGGAGGTATATGGAGTTGATTTTGACTTATTAGACAATGGGGAATATCTTCAAAATATTATGACTAAGGGTATTAATCGTGCTGGAATGACTATTCTCAACATTTTTAGGCACGATTTTGATCCTCAAGGATGTACAATAGTTATTGCACTATCGGAAAGTCATGTTTCATGTCATACATGGCCAGAAAACGGTTGTATTGCCATTGATGTCTATACTTGTGGTAGCGGAAATCCAAAATTAATTGCACTAGAACTGTTAAAATATTTAAATTCGGACAATTATAATATCAGACAACTTGATCGTTAAATATTAGTAAGGAGATAGAAACCTCCTTCATAAAAGTTCTGTTTTTTATAAAACAGGAGTTTAAAATGTCTAATCTACCAGTTGATAGAAACAAAGATTACATGTACCAAATGTGGGGAACAAAAAAACTTGTCACAGATTACATGAATGATGGGGATAATAGAACCATCCAAGAAATTATGCACGATGATGTTCCAAAAAATAAGCATTATCTCAAAGAACAAAATGAAATTCATCAAAAAATTAGAAATGATGAAGATTATGATGACTGGAATTATGGAACCGAACCAAACTATGGATCTCCCTGGAAATAGTCATAAATAAAGAGAGAAATTCCATGTCCGATGGCAGTCACCAGGATATCACGATCATTTAAAGATATTAGTCTATCATTTGAACCCCATCCGGTGACTAAGGATCTACCTATCCTTAAAAATCAGAGTGCCATTATTCGATCAATTCGCAATTTGGTAGAGACAATTCCAACCGAAAGGTTTTTTAACTCTACCATTGGTTCTAATGTGAGAAGTAGTCTTTTTGATTTTGTTGATTATGGTACTGCATCTATTATAGAAGATCAAATTCTGGTTTCCATCAGCAATTATGAACCAAGAGTGAATGAAGTAAGAGTTCAAGTTGATCCCAGACCAGACACGAACGAATTTGAGGTTACTATTACTTTCAATATTATCGGACAAGAAATCCCAACACAACAATTTTCATTCATACTAGAGGCAACCAGATAAAATGCCTTTTACTAAATTTACCAATCTAGATTTTGATCAGATAAAAACCTCAATTAAAGATTATCTTCGTGCCAATTCAAATTTCACGGATTTTGACTTTGAGGGATCTAATTTTTCTGTTCTAATAGATGCACTTGCTTATAATACTTACATCACCGCATTTAACTCAAATATGGTTGTAAATGAATCCTTCTTGGATTCTGCAACACTAAGAGAAAATGTTGTCTCACTGGCAAGAAATATAGGTTACGTACCAAAGTCCAGAATCGCATCAGAGGCGGTTGTTTCTTTTAATGTACAAACAAGCGTAACCAGTCCGACACTCACTCTACAGGCGGGTTTGGTGTGTACAGGATCGGTTTCTGGATCATCCTATGTCTTCTCATCACCATCAAATATAACTACAAATATTGTAAATGGAATTGCGACCTTTTCTGACGTTAGAATAAAAGAAGGTACATTTTTAAAGAAACAATTTGTTATTGATGGATCACTTGATCAAAGGTTTATTCTTAATAATTCCTTTATTGATACATCCACTATTGTTGTTTATGTCAAAAGAACAAGTGAAACAGGTCTTGGAAGAATATATTCACTTGCGGATAATATTTTTGATATTGATTCAACATCCGAAATTTATTTGATTCAAGAAGTTCAGGATGAAAAATATGAACTTATGTTTGGTGATGGTAGGTTTGGAAAAAAATTAGAAAATGGAACAGTTGTTACCGTAACATATATCGTAACTGATGGTAAAGATGGTAATGGTGCAGATAGTTTTTCATTTGCTGGAACTCTTAAAGATTCAAATGATATAACAATTGTACCATCTAATAATATAATAGTAACAACTTCTCAGAAATCGCAAAATGGTTCTGATATTGAGGGTATTGATTCAATTAGATACTTTGCTCCAAGAATTTATTCATCACAATATAGAGCTGTAACATCAAGGGACTACGAAGCAATTATTAAAACTAAAATTTATCCAGATACAGAATCTGTTTCAGTAATTGGTGGTGAAGAACTAAGTCCTCCACAATATGGCAAAGTTCTTATTAGTATCAAACCAAAAAATGGAAGTTATGTTTCCGATTTTAATAAACAACAAATTTTAAATAAACTTAAGCAATATAATGTTTCTGGTATTAGTGCCGAAATTGTAGATTTGCAGATTTTATATGTTGAGATTGATTCTTCAATTTACTATAATTATTCCCAAACCGGAAATGTAGATGATTTAAGATCAAGAGTTGAAAAATCACTCATAACATATTCAAATTCAACCAACCTAAACACATTTGGTGGTAGATTTAAGTATAGTAAAGTTCTTCAAGTCATTGACGGTACAGACTCGGCAATTACATCAAATATTACCAAAGTTAAAATTAGAAGAGACTTAAAGGCTCTAATTAATCAAACAACTTTTTATGAAATTTGTTATGGTAATAAATTTCATGTTAAGCAAAGTGGATATAATATAAAATCAACAGGATTTAAGATTGCAGGAGAACTGGATACTGTTTATCTCACGGATACTCCTAATACAGATCTAAAAACAGGAACAATTTCAATAGTAAAACCATATCCAGTAATTTCTGGTATTGGAACAACTACTACAATGAAAACTCCTATTGTGGTTAGATCTGCTGGAACAGTAGACTATGAAAAGGGTGAGATCTTACTTGGATCAATTAATATTACATCAACTGATCTTCCAGAAAATATTATTGAGATTCAGGCATATCCAGAGTCAAATGATGTACTTGGACTCAAAGATCTTTATATTTCATTTGACGTTTCCAAGAGTTCAATAAATATGGTTAAAGATGTTATTGCATCTGGTGATGATATATCTGGTGTGGTATTTTCAAAAGATTCTTATAGAT